GAAATACGCGTATCCGCGTGAACTGCTTACCGTGAGCAGGCTCGGGAAGATCGGCAGGCAGGTCGAGTTCTGCGTCAAGGCTTCAGACGTTGCGTTCACGAGGGCTCTCGACTCGCAGAAGGCCGTGAAGAAGGCCATCTACGGCGGCGGCTATCTCCTGAGCGAAGCTAAGGCCGCAGAACTGAAGGCCGCAGAACTGAAGGCCGCAGAACTGAAGGCCGCAGAAGATGTGACGGTATGGCCGCTCAGCGATTCCGAGAAGCGGATCATCGAAAACCTCGCATAAATGATTCCTGTTGGAATATTTTGCGCCCACATGCAACATCGCCCCTCTCTCAGCTGATGCTGGGGGAGGGGCGTTTTCGTGTTTATTCGGTCTTGTGTTTGCGTGGCCTGCCTCCGCCGACGCCGCGTCCGGGGCGTTGCGCGTTCCATTGGTCGATGGTCTCTGGCAGCCAGCCGCGCGTGCGGCCTATTAGGGCGTCCGGTTGGGGGAGCTTGTAGGCGCTGACGGCGGCGGTGCTGATGCCGAGGCGCTTGGCCACGTCGGTGACGCTCAGGTATTCGACGGCCATGTCAGTCCTTCCTTCCGGCGATGAGCGCGAAGACGGCGCTGACGATGGCACATCCGGCGGTGAGCGCGAACGGCCAGCCGAACCATGCGCTGGCGGCGGTTCCGAGCGCGAACACCGCGCTGACTATCGATTCCGTTCTCATGATGTCCCATGGCATAATCGGAGATATGGGGTTCCGGCCCCTAGGTCTGGCCGGAACCCTTGCTCACTTCCTCTTCTTCGGTTTCCGTCTCATCTCCTTGATGAGTCCGGTCACTGCTTTGATGAGGGCCGCGATGCTCGCGACGAGAAGCGAGATGCTGGTGATTATCTCCGATGGTGTCATGTTCACCTCCTTTCCTTGATATAAACTATATTAGCGCAGTAAATAAAGTAATGCAAGCCGAAACACGAAAAACATAAGAAAAACAGCGGATTGATAGACTTGATGCCACGCAAACGAAGGGGCAAGCATGGCCTACACGATCCGCCAATACCAGACGAAAAGCGGAAAAAGATACGAAGTCAGATACCGTAAGCCGGACGGCACGGACACCGGCAAACGCGGCTTCAAACGCAAAATGGACGCCGATGCCTGGGGCGCAGCGAACGTGACCACAGCTAAAAGCGTCGGCGCGTACATCGACCCACAAGCCGGAAGACGCTTGGTCGAAGACTTCTGGGAGCCATGGCTGGCCGCAAAAAAGACCAAGGCCAAACCAAGCTACATCAAGTCATTGGAGGATGCTTGGCGCGCGCATGTCATGCCTCAATGGGGAGTACGCGAAGTCCAGTCCATCACAATGGACGAGGTGCAGCGGTGGGTCACCGATCTGGCTGGCAGGCGCAGCGCGTCAGTGACCATCCGTGCTGAAAACCTCCTGCGCAGTCTCATGGAGAGGGCAAAGGCCGATCGGTGCATCCACGACAATCCATGCGACGGCATCGAGCTGCCGCGCAAGCAGGTGCGGAAGCATGTCTATCTGTCGGCCGATGAATTGTCTCGTGTGGCGATGCAGTGCGGGTGGCGTGAGCCGATCGTGCTGACCTTGGGCCTGTGCGGCATGAGGTGGGGTGAGCTGGTCGCGTTGCGCGTCGAGGACGTTGACCTGCAGCGATGCAGGCTCCATATCTGGCGTAGCATCACCAGACTGTCCAGCGAAATGGTGGAGACGGACCCGAAAAACCATGAGGGGCGCGTCGTCATGTTCCCGCAGATTCTTAGACCATTGCTTGCCAGGCAATGCAACGGACGTGGCCCGTCGGATTTTCTTTTCACGGCTCCAGGCAAGCCGTTGGACGAGCCCATGACGAACGGTTGGAATCCGACCAGGAGCGATGGCTGGTTCGCCGTCGCGCTGCGCAGGGCCGGCATCGAGCGCGGGCATATGACGATCCATGACCTGCGGCATACCGCCGCTTCGCTCATGGTGCAGTCCGGCGCTAATGTCAAGACCGTGCAAAGGCAATTGGGGCACAAGTCCGCCGCCATGACGCTCGACGTGTATGCCGACCTTTTCGACGATGATCTGGACGATTTGTCGGAGCGCATGGGCGGTTTGCTCTTTTCGCAGGATGTGGGCAAAATGTGGGCAAACGTGACGCAAGGTGTCGATGGAACCGTTGAAACGGTTGGTGTCTGAGGCTTTTCTCCTGTGGGTTCGAGTCCCGCTGGAGGCACTTTTGGAAACCGCCAGAGATGGCGGTTTTCCTTTATTCTCCAACGGTTTTCAGACTTTCCTAATTCACTCCAATTCACTCCAAATCACGTCATTTCTCTATAAAACGTGGGCAAAATGTGGGCACGGAATCACCAGACCATCGGCAGGTTGAGGCATTGGCGCGCCCACCGTTCCACCGCACGATTCTCCCCGTCGTCGCCAAGCAGCAGCAAGTATCCGGCGTTCTTTCCGAGGGTGGCGGGCTGTAGACACTTGATGAGTCCTTGGTCGCGGAGGAATTTCCATGCTTGGACGATTCGTGCTTTGGCGGTGCCTTCACGCGCTTTCATCGCGGCTTCCACCTCTTCTTCAGACTTGCCGATGACTTGCTCGGGGGAGAGTGCCATCATTCCGTGGTCTTCGGCAAGCGTCTTCCAGCCCTTCGTGTAGTAGCGGCATGGATAGCCCTTGGTCTTCGCGTCGCGGATTGGCTCTTGGTGTTCTCTGTCCCAGTCATAGCTTGAGAGCGCCATGTCGATGAGCATGAGTTCCGCCATCGTGTGCACCGTGATCTTGCCGCCTCGCGGCTTGAGCAGTTTTCCTGCGCGGCTGAGCTCGTAGACTGCTCCAGCGTTGCGGTATCCCATCTTTTCCATCGCTTTCCTCTCCACGCCTAGAGGTAAAATCTTACGTGGAGACGCTAGTCCGTTTCCTGCCCTTGGCGTGCTCTTCAAACCTCACGCCAAGGGCTTTTCCTTATGTGAAATACTATACCACATAAGGTGTATTAAACACACTCACAGAGATATATTCTTTTAAAACTCATAGGGGTATTTAAATATACTATATACATGTAATACATGTGTTTATATATTTTTTACAAGAGCGCCAATGCGCCGAAGGAAGAAAGAATCGGCACGTCCAATCCACATCTGCGGTAGCTTGAAGCAAGGAGAAAGAAGGGGAAAAATGAAGAAACTGATTTACCTCGTGCTATCCGTGCTGTGCGCAATCTCCGGCATCTACGGCATATACGACACCATCACCACACCGCAGGACGATCTGACCACAAGCATCATTGCGATTCTGCTCCTCGCATCCCTCGCATGGCTTTTCATGCATCTCTTCCTCAAGCCCGAGCCACGCCATAAGCATCAAGCGGAGAGTGCCCCTGAATCGTCTCAGGAAGCCACCTCAGACGCTCCAACAGTGGAAACGGCACCAATCACTCATGCCGACATGAATGATGGCGTGGAGGACGATTACGTGGCCATCGACATCGAGACCACGGGATTAGACAGAAGCGCTCGAATCATCGAGCTAGGAGCCGTGAGAATCAGGCACGGACGCAAAGTCGCGTCATACAGCCAGCTCGTCAACCCACAGATTCCGATACCGGCCAAAGTCACGCAGATCACCGGCATCACCGACCGGGACGTCAAAGGCAAACCCACCATCGACAAAGCGTTACCCAAGTTCTACTCTTTCTGCGGGCATGATACGTGGATAGGACACAATATTCGCCGCTTCGACCTGCCGGTCATCGCCCGCGAAGCCGAAAGAGCGGGCGTCGGCATGCCGGACGTCAGCTTCTACGACACTCTGGAAATCTCTCAGACACTCTTGCCGCAGCTTGACCGCCATAGACTGCTCGACCTCATCCGCTATTTCGGCATCGCCAAGATGGAGCGTCATAGAGCCGCCGACGATGCCGCACAGACGGCACAGGTATTCGAATGCCTGAAGCGAATATAAGCCTTATATAGATCTGCAACATTCTTTACATAAGGGCCTCTAGCTGATTTTTGCATCGAGAAACGCATGATCGCCATCGACATAAGCGTGCTCGATCAACTCATGCGTATCGGCGTAAATCAGATCATTGGATGGATACTCCTTCGCCATCTGACTTTGGATGTCCTGATCGGATATCGACGGGTCAAGTATCTTCGCCATGATGGGGAATACGCTGTCGATCTCATCATGTGGCCCATCGACGTAGACGCGGATCATATCGTTCTCCCCGTATCCGAGCACTGCCCCGTAGACCAGCACGTCCACTGACGATTGGCCCAGTCTCCCGTGGAGAGCGTCTGCGGTGGAGAAAGCGCCGGTGCGATACTCCGTCCGGTAATAGGGGCCGGTCGAATCGCTCGGCGTGAATTTCTCGACGTCGGTTATCTGCGTCGAGGAGTTCGCGTTGAACTCGTCCACAAAGCTCTGCGCCGTCTTCTCGTCTTCCTGTTGTTGTGGCTTCGACTGCTGCGTGCTGACGCCCGGCGTCTTGGCCGTCGCGGAATCCGGCTCCTGCTGGCTTCCGCAGCCACAGGCCGTCGCCAGGAGAAGCGTCGCAGCTGTGATGGCAATGATTTTTTTACGCATTGAAAACCTTTTCTTTGGTATCGCTAAAGGTGATTCGTCCGTTAGG